AAAATGTTTGATTAAATTTCTCTGCAAATCAAATGAGATTTGCGATAGTGAATAGTTGGGGGACATTAATAGTACATGACTGTTTGGTACTAAGCAAACCAGTTGTCCTATTATATTTGAAATGTAAGTTTTACCTTGACGACGAGAGATAGCCGCACATACAAAACGATATTTTGGGTTGTTAATAGCATTTATAATGGCTCTTTGTGAAGTATTAGGCTCTATACCTAATAATTCGAGATACTCTGTTATAGGAAGTTTTATAAAACGTGACTCTTGTTCTACGTCCATTAAATAATTACTGACTATATCTGTACGACTAATTTCTATCAATGTATTGTCTCGTCTGGGAATATGTTATCTTCTGAATCTATAAGTAAATCCAGTTCTTTTAGTTTAGTATAAAGGTAGCAGTAAGTGGCTGATACAGTTTTGATCTTCTTCTCTGCTGGTGATAAGTCTCTGAATTCTTCGACTTTCATTAAATCTTGTAGCATTTTTCCTGCATGTACTATGCCTTCTTCAAGCCATAGCTTTGTTCCGTTTGCAGTTGACATTATTTTCTCCTTCTTTTTAATCCTAAAGTTCGTTTTTGTGATTTTGGTGGACGCTTTTTAGAGCCTCCTTTGCCTGCCCAAAATACTTTGTTTGCCCAGTAAGCAGCGGAAGATTTTCCTTTCCTAATGTTTCTTGCATGTCTTGCCTTGAAACTTCTTCTTGCTTCTGGACTATAGTTGTGACCCATTCCTTGGGCTCCAAACCTAATAATCTTTACTTTACCACCTACTCTTACACCTACTACGGCTTTCTTAGTTTTGTGGCTTGGGGTTTTCTTAGGTTTGTTAAGTCCGCTAAGACCTGCTCTTTTTAGCCTTGCTTTTTCTGCTGCTGTTAGTGCCATTCTTCATCCCTATAAGTAAAGATTTCTTTACTACTTTGTCGAGTCTACCCGACTTCATAAGTTTATTTATTTGTTCTAAGATATTATCTTCTTCTCCTTCTCGTCAATATAGTAGAAGGTGTTTTCTTTCCAAACTTTGCTCTTTTAGGGTTGACTGTTTTACCAAATCTTGGCCCTACTGCTTTTGGTGCTGCACCATAAAATCCACCAGGTGTGGACGTTGGTGACTTAGTGTTTACATAAGTTCCAGCTGCTGCATTTAAATCACGAGTTAAACCTCTTTTCAATACATGCTTTCTTAGCTTGGAAGTTGAGTGGACGCTTGGTCCGCTTAAAAATCCGCCTTGTCTTGCCATTTTTAATTCCTATCTACTCTTAACGAGTACTTTGGCTTATTAGCCTGTTAATGAGAACCTTGTTATTTGGGGTTCTCGGTAAATTTAGTAACTTTTTTAGTTGGCAGCCATACTCTAATTCTAAATGAACTGCCGCTTTTAATCTTTGTGATAAATCTAATAGCTTCTCTACTTCGTGAGTTAGATTATTCATATTTTACTTCTTCTTTCGACGTCTCCGTTTAGTAAAAGTACGAACGTTAGTGGGTCTTCCACCAACGCCTTGAGGTACTGCCCTCTTACGGCGAACTGCCGACCTTTTCTGAGCTTTGCTCATTGTTCTTGCACGTGCTAAAGGCACACACTTAGGGTATCCTTTTCGTGAGGTTTTTGCTTTACCCCTTCCACAAGGTTGATACTTACCTTTTTTCTTGGGTCTGGATATATCCACCCATTTTTCTTTAAACCACTTTGATAATCCGCCTTTAGGTTTAGCCATCTTGATGATGATCCATATCTCCATCTGCAATATAATTTGCAGCTGAAACTACTTCATACTCTGAAATTGCTATTTTATTTGTAAACCAAGTAGGTAAATCCGCTTCTGGATTATCTAAATGGTCTAATATCATTTGTGAGTGTGAGATTATGGTTTTACAAGATTTTATAACAGAAGCGGCATCTGTGTGACCGCCTTTCTGTACTAATACGAATTTTCCGTCTTTTAAAAGTTTAGCTTCCATTTTTTGCTTTCTGTTCAGCTGCTATCAATTTGTCCTTGATATCTACTGACCCGTCCCAGTTCTTATCTTTCCCTGTGACTATGTTTAATAATTGTGTTAGTTTAGTTTTAAACCAAGTTTTCATTTTTTTCTTTTCCTTGCAACGCCCATTCTATATTTTCCGCCACGTTGCTTATATGTTTTTACTAACCATCCGTTTGCATAGGCACTCGGATAGACCTTAAATTTTCTTTTTGCTGCTGCCTTCACTCTTGCATAAAGTGCAGGGTTTGTTGGCACTGGTCTTTTCTTAACTGCTTTTCTTTTTCTTGCCATGTCTTAGTTCCATCAGTCTTGCCCTGTCTTGCTGTATAATTATACGCTTCGGGGCTTGGTTGTTTCCACCTTTTGAAAAAGATGGGTGTGACCATAAGTATTCACAAGTGTTTTGGACTTCGTTTCTATGTTCTGTAATAGCGTCCATGTCGTCAAGAGTATAGTCATCACCCATTAGATAGATAATCACCTCCCATGATTGTTTATTCCAGTTAGTCTCATTTTCTAATAACAAGTCATCACTGTAATCAACAAAATTTGTAGTACCTGCTATAAATGAATTATATGACCAGGGACATACTTTATTTAATTTCCTAAAATAAAATAACCAAATAATGTAATCTGGGAGAGGTTTAACCTCTTGAACGTTTCTTTTTTCCACCCTTTTTCTTTTTACCTTTTTTCTTCATTCTTTTTAATATTGCTTGTTGTAAAGCTTTTGGTAGTTTTTTCTGTTTAGCAGTTAAAGCCATTTAGTACTCCTATGTCCAACGAGGGGGTTTGTCGGGACACTCTGCCCATCTTATTTTAGTTTTGAGGGGCATAAAACAACTACAAAGTTCGCAAACTTTCCACTTCTTTAGATGAGGACATTGTTTACAAATTTTGTATCTTTCCTCAGGTGATTTCTTTTTCACCTCAAGGTTTTTGGTAATTTACTTCTTTTGCTTCTTTGAAGATTTGTCTTTCTTGCAAGTAATCTTTTTACTCTCGCAGATAGTGGTGCGGCTTCGGGCTCGGCTCCTTTACCTTCCTGTACTGTTCCTGCTTCTACTTGCTTGACTGCGTCTTTTAACGCTTCTTCTATTGCATCGTTCTCTTCTCTGATTTCAGTACTACTTTTTGTTTTAGTAGCTTTTATATCTTTAGTTTGATAATCTTTTTTCATATTTTCTCCTAACTATGCATTGAAAACATAGTCCATATTATACCAGCTCCAGCAACTATTAAAGTTCCAGATACGCTAATAAGTATTGTTTCTATTCTTGAGACTTGATTGTCCATACTGGTGAATCTTCTGTCCGCACCTTTTTCCATGTCTGTTATCTTATTGAAAATAGTTTTCCACCGTTCGGCGCATATCGCTTCATGTTTTGCTAATTCTGCGGCCACCTCGTTAACATCCATATTATTCCCCTGAAATCTGTTGAACTTTTTGTTCTTCAATAATTATACCAAAATCACAGCTAAAAGTCAAGAACTATTTTCTGATGGTATATATTTTAACTGGTTCGGTCTTTCCTTTTACCGTAACTTCTGCTAGGAACTCGTAGTCAAATCCGTCAACTAAACTGTGTTCCGATATGATTAAATCTGCATCGTACTCCTTGCAAGAAGATTCTAGACGAGCAGCTAGATTAACGGCATCCCCAAGTACACTATAGTCGAAACGAGTACTAGACCCAAAATTTCCAACAACACATGGTCCTGTGTTGATTCCAGCCCCTGTGTTAATTTCGTCAAGGCCTTCTTCCCTGAGTTTTTCATTTAATTCTGCTAATGCTATTCTCATTTCAATAGCGCACTCTGTGGCTTTTCTTTCTTGTTCTTCTACATCTAAGGGAGCATTCCAAAAAGCCATGATGCAATCTCCCATATATTTATCTATTGTTCCTTCATGCTTAAGAATTATCTCAGTCTGGTTATCAAGAAAACGATTGATTAAGCGAGTAAGACCTTGGGGGTCTTTTTGGTATTTTTCGGAAATTGGTGTGAATCCTCGAATATCTGAAAAAAGAAAAGTAAGTCGTTTTGTCTCCCCACCCAATCTCAGTAATGTTGGGTCGTCCTGTAATTTTTTTACCAAGGCCGGACTAACATACGTACCAAATTGTTGTTTAATTTGTAATCGAAGCAAATATTGCGTAATGAAGTTACGGAAACTTTCAATAGCCCAGAAAGTAAATGCGATAAAAATAGTGCCAGAAACGTCAACCAAGTAAGAAGATTTCCACATTTCCAGCGTAAAGTAAATAAGCCCTCCAATAGTTAGTACTAAAACTGGAAGTGAAAGCCATATACGAGATACAGTAATTGAAAGTAATAGTAGAGCTAAAAGGGCGGCTCCTAACTCTACTGCTACATTCCATGTCGGGATGGACGGACTGTTTCCTTCTATAAGGGAGTGAAGTATATTTGCTTGAAGTTCATGTGGATGTACAGCGCCTCGTGCTGTAGGCACGGGGTTAGTTACTCCTTCTGCTGTAACTCCGAAGATAACAAAAGGTGCTGGTATTGGGTTCTCCATATACTCAGCTGCAGTTTGTCTATGAAACTTTATATTTTGTTGTACCCATATTCTACCATTAGCATCAGTATTTATATTGGGATAGTTTGGTATTCTTATCCACTTTATTCCAGCTTCATTAGTTTTTATTTGATAGCTTGGGTCGCCTACTGCAACTCTTAACATTTCAAGTGCAAAACTTGGATATAGTTTGTCTTTGCTACCTACGACGACGGGCATGCGCCTTACGACGCCGTCTATTTCTGGACTTGAGTTTATTAAGCCTACGCCCTCTGCGTTTAGCTGTAAGATTGATAGTTGTCGTAAAATTCCCGGATAGTTCAATAGCCATGGTACTGGATTCTCCCCTAATTGTGCTGTGCCTATATGAGGCCCTGATTCAATAGATTGAGTGGTAGCCGCATAAGCTAACACCGTTGGTTTCTCAAACATTACTGCTCCTAATTTATAATCATTAGAAGGGTCTCGTAAGTCAGGGTCAGGCATCAATAGTGTGAGACCAGAAACACCTTCTGTTCTATCTATCATGTTTGCAAATAAACTTCTTGGTAGAGGATAACCTCCGTAAGCTTCTACTATTTCTTCGTCCAGGTCGACAAGAAGTATATTTTCATTTTGTATTGTTGGGGATTTTGACATTAAGTAATCGAATGTACTTAATTCAAGGATTTTAAAAGGGTAAGGGTTCCAGATTAGGAGTCCCATTGAAAGTAGTATTAATATTAATCTAATCATGTTTATTTATTAAGTAATAATTATTTAAGACTGCTAAAGTTACAAAAAAGTTAGTAAAAGATAAGGCTTCATCAGCG